CAACATCCAGGATGCAATTGCAGTTATAAATCCCGTTAATGCTTTCGCAAGCAGCGGTCATGGCAATGCCGACCGACGGAATATGGCTCCAGCCTGGCGCTAAGATAAGACCAGGCAAAAGACCAAGCTTCGGGTATACCTGGCTGATATTTTCTAGGCCGGTATATTTACCAGTTGTGGAACTATAACTGCCAATAATATCATCTTTATCAACCGCCGACGGATCAAGTTTACGGTAGCTTAAGAGCAGCGCCGTAGCTGAGCCAATACTTCCCGCACTCAAAACCGTTAACACCACATATCCATCATCATCAAAGGCCAGGGTATAGTCGGTGTCCTCAGTATAAGTCGTAGCTCCATCTGAACTTTGAACAACAAAGTTGGCATTGATTAAAATACCTTCTTTTTCAATGGTGATTGCCCCGCTGGAAATGGTATTCGATTCACTCGCTACCGAAGTATAGTGTTTATCCGGATCAAGCACGTTTACAAAGATTAAAGGCGACACGTTAAACACTTTGAATGAAGCATACATGGATTGACATAGGGTATAACTTTCCCAGTCACTGGAATACCCCAGATATTCCACTGCTTCCGAATATTTTTCTACTAAAATTGGTACATTAACCGCACTTGATGGATCATCTAATAGGTTAATCGGCGCGGTACCGACAATAAACTGATTTGCGCTGTCGGCTGTGACCGGCGTGGTAACTGAGGTATCATTTTCTTGGATATACACGCCATGAGTATAAGACAAATTAAATCACTCCTTTCTATGATAAGGGATCAACAATGGTCACCTTTGGTAAATTCCAAACCATTTCAACCATCGCATAAAACTTTGGAAAAGTATTTTCCGGATTAAGGCTCCATTTAAACGGATACACGATTTCAAACGGCCCAACATATTTATGCCGCATAAAGTGGTTGTATATCGTGCCTATAGCATTCATCAAATCACGGTGGCCCTGATACTTGGTATCTTCATCATTAACACCGATTTCCAGCCGGACATTACATGAATTAGGATCTTCCTCGTTTATGTCCTGACCATCGTCAATAATTACACGGATATACGGAAAATAAGTTATATCAGCCTGGTCTGTTACGTTTGGGTCGGTAGGCGGTAGCCACTGTGGGCAAATTAAAAACGGCGACACTGCGCCGTCTTCATTTTTAAGGTATTTACCTTCAAATATTGTTTTAAGTTCATTAACTAAAGCATCCTGCAGCCTTAATGGTGTCATTTACCGGCCTCCAATACTCGCTTGATTTCATGATCAAGCCGTTTTTCGTAGGTTTCAGCTGATTTTCTTTCCACTGCCTCACGAGTTTTTTCATTTCCCACCATAATTGGAATCGGCGGCCCCATCAGGCGCTTAATTTTCTCGCGCCGTTTACCTTTGTAACGACCTTTTTCAGCTTTAGCAAACTCGCCGGTCCTCTCAAATATCTTTATTCCACTGACATTTGCCACAAAAGCGTGCCTAAGTTCTTTCATCCCCGTTTTTTTCGCCGCAACTTTTAATATTTGCGGATTTTTGGGGCGTGGCTGCTTAGGCGAGAACTTGAATTTATCCAGCGGCAATGAACCAGCTTGCGAATATACTGAAGCGGTTAACCGGCCCTTTGATGCTTTATTAATAGCAAAAGTTTCCCGTACCGCCGATGCTTTGACGTAATAATTAGTCCGGACCTCTTTAACCGCCGCACTTCTGGTCGTTGTAGCCGCCCGGTTTAACGCCCTTGACACAATTGCCGGAGCTTGCTTGGCGTAAGTTCCTAGTCTTATTTGAAGCTTCATCATTTCTTTGGCGTCAACCGTTACCCGAAATATATTCGCCATCTAACATCACTCCGATACCGACAATGTAATATAATACGCACCTAAGTCTTCCTGCGCATCAAAAACTATGTACTTTTTGCCGTCATAATACTGAATATCGTTGACTTTGGGACGTTTACCAAAGACGCTGGCGGCTACATGATAAGATATCGTCGCCGGGAAATACGACTCAGGATCAGTTAGAGATTGCTGACGTTCCTTATATAGATCTTCGTCAACAACTATGTTCATTTCCTTACTGTTGATTGTATGAACTGTGGCAAACTCATCTGTACTTATCATCATTGCAAGATCATCTTCTAAATAGTCACTAAGTGCCATAAAATTCCTCAGCCTAACCTATTTTCACCAAAGCAGCCGTACTTGCCGACTCTTTTGCTTCATAGCACCATCCCGCCGAAGTATTGCTGTCTGATGTAGTTGTAAGACAGCTGTTAGTCGCGTCCCAATATAGCGCTTCGCCCACAGTAAACGCCACCGTCCCGATCGCAGGAAGCTCCCACACACCGGTGACAGCAACCGATCCAGTCTCACCACTCGCGATCTCTTCCCTCGCTATTCCAATTCTTGTTGTTAATGGAACAACGTCTCCATAGGCAATATCGGCAGATGCCGTATAATTGAGGATTTCTCCCCTTTGAAAAGCCAAACTTGTATCAATTGACATGACTCATCCCTCCTGAAATTTTAATAAACCGAGGCTAATTTTTAAGCCCCGGCATTTTTGTACAATCCCCGGTAATCCAGCGCGGTAACGCCATAATCAATGTATATTCGCCATTTCATACCAAGGACGTCAAAGGCTACTTGTGATTCAATGACCGGCGACTCTTGGCCATTCAAATAAGTCACCTCGATAGTATCAACCAATCCCGACTGCGCTGCCAAATACCATGCATCTGTACTATATTGGTCAAGTTCGGCGTCGCAAATCATCGTCAGTTTTCCGGTAAACGGATTGCGGACGTTCGGGTTGGAGCTGGCCGGATCGGTAATGCTGACCAAGAGCTGTTCGGTCGTGGTTTCAATGGCCGCTGGCAAGATAATAAATCTTGGACTAATATTCAGCGTTTCTTTCCCACGAATATTCGTTTGTTTACGCATAGCTGCGCGAGCCGCACCTAAAGTTGCCACTGTAGGTACTCCTACAATTCCAGCCAAATTGCCATGTGCTTCTGTAAAAATGGTAGTTGTTTTCGCCAGCTTTTTATATACAAGTTTATTAATTCCCCGGCGGGCGGCAGCGGCGTACCGCGCCGGAAGTCGTGTCAATGCGCTTAAATCATCATTAATGATAGCTTTTCGACTCAAACTCCATGACCTACCAAACGTTAATACCGACTTAGTCGCGCTTTCTTCACCAGCTTCATCATACTTGAATTCACCAGTTTCAGTCATCTGCTCCAATTCCCCTGCTTCCGACAAACGATAATGCGTTGCCGCCTTAAAGTCCGGGTTGCTACCACTGCCTGTCCATTGTTCAAAGGTAGTTTCTGCCGCAGCATACCCATCACTTAGAGACTTATTGGCTGCATTAGACAGAATACCGGCAAACGCACCCGCCCCGGTCAATGCTTCACGAATCAAATCTTCATCCGCCATATACCGGGCCTTGGTATTCCCACCGCGCTCAACGCATTCAATCATCATATCCCGCAAACGCATACCCCGCATTTCGCGAGCGCCGTCAGCCGGTTTTTCTATTGACACGCCGCCCCTAAGTAAAATAGCGTCAGACGCTGCTCTACTGAATTTCGCCGCATCTTCTTCACCGACACTAGCCCTAGCAGTTTCCGTCGGTTTATTCCTTTCTTTCATTTGCCGGAGAACTTCAGTTTGGACATCAGCTAAAGACCGACCATCTGTAATAAACGGAGCAGGATCAACCTTAAAATCACGGCAAAGCGTCATAATGTCACTGCATCGTTTCCGTTCGGCCTGACGTTCGGCTTCCACATCAACCGGATTGGCCGATATTGGCGGTACTGTCTGTACGGTACCTCTTACCTCTTCTTGGTTTTCGTTTTCTCTTGGTGGCATTTCTTGTTCCTCCCTCTCATCATCTTCTTCAAATTGGCGTCCCACGCCGACACTATCATCTGCTGGCACTGAAACAATACTTATTTCAAGTGGTGACCACCGAAGTGCCACATACGCCGGGCCACATACCCGGCCACTTGACGACATTTTCCCGCCAGCAACTTCTTCCCAGCTTTCCACTGCATAGCCGACGCTTACGCCTCTCAACGTTCCAGACTTTACTTTTTCCCAAATGCGTTCCGAGTCTTCGTCGGTGTCAAACTGAACATCGGCCAACGCCTTATTCTGGCTTTCATCCACCCAAGCCCGGACTATTTTACCCAGTATAGCGTCACGATTGTGATTAAAAAGTAACACGCCAAGGCCGTTTTCAAAGCGAGATAAATTGATGGCAGCCGAATCGATCTGCAGTACTTCCGCCCCATACCACCGGCTAACCGGCTGTTCAGAGGCAAATGATAGGGTAACGGTTCGGGTTTCTTCGTTAATTGCGGCGTCACTGATTACCGCCGCTTCCCTTAGTAGTTTTTTCGCTACCGGCGGTTGCCGGTTTTGCTGTTTTGACAACTGTATTTCCTCCCTCCGTCATTGAAATGTCATATTTATCTTCAAGCTCTTTTATAAAAGCTTTTTCCTTAGCCCGCTGCTCTAAAATTTCACGCCAATCATAGCCGGTTCGAGCACAAACATTAGCTAGATTATCTTGGCCAGAGTCAATCGCTTTTAGGTTCGCAGTAATTTCTTTCACCGGATCAATCCAACTCCATCCTGGCGCGATCCATCGGTGCCGTAAATATTTTGCTTTGTTCTTCCAGAAGTCTGGAATAATAATTTCGCCAGTCAGCACTGCACTAATGATGACTTCGGTATAAACCTCACTCAGAAAATGGTCAATCAACCATTGCTGCCAGTCCTCATATGTCCGCTGATCTTCAAGTAATCCCTGGCGAGCGCTGGAATAATTGACCTGACTCATGTCGCGGCTAGTTGCTTCATAACTAAGCCCCTGCCCCGAGCCGATCAAGCGCTGGTGAAGAGACGCAAATTCACGGGCGTTGGAAGCTTGTCCGGTGGGAATGACCGCCGAAACATCATCTCCCGGCTGCAGTTCCATCATCATACCAGGGCTGATTCTTTTTTTCTTATACCCTGATTCGGGATCATAATCTTTATTATCTGGCCGCGCACCTAAGCCACGGCCTACTCCGCTAGACGGAATTAATCGCTTAATAAATACACTAAGGCTGGCCAATATCTTCTCTTTGATGCTGACTGCGTCCAAATACTCCTCAGTATCATTAACCCTAGATATCGCTGGCGCAAGCGGCGATATTTCGCGGATCTGCGACGGCAATGTTTTTCGCCATAGAGCGATGACTCTTTCCGCTGGCACCCGAGTCGTTTTCCCAGTAAACCAGCCATCCGGCGAATACTGTTTAAGATAATAAGCCACCGGCTTTTGATTGCCATCAACTTCAACGCCATGAACAATAACATTAATTCCGTTGCGAAGCTGCCCGGAACTGTCTATGTCATCGACCTCTCTGGCCTGGAGTTGAAACGGAAAGCGATCATTTCCTGTATAAGTCTTAATGAAAATAATACCGCCGTCAACAAGCGTCCGGCGGATAGTCATTTTGCATTGCTCCCAAAAGGCTTGCATTCCAGTAATATCCGAGTTGCGCGGTTTCTGCCAATCTTCAAAAACTGCTTCCAGCTTGGCATTGATTTCTTCATCGCCAGTATTAGCCTGCAAGCGAAAGCCGGTAGCTACAACATTTCTTTCCAGCATACCAATGATGCCGCCGACAATATCGCTATTACGCTCCGCTTCTTTTGTTCTGGCCCGAATAAAATCCCGCTGCGGTTGATTGACTTGTTCCGCTTTGGCGTTTACCGGTACCCACCCCTCAGAAGACCGACTAATGTCTCCCGCTTTATACGCCCCTCTTACTGCCGCGCGCCAAGCCATACGCATGTAACCAATTTTAGGACTCACCCAAGTAATAGCCCGATCCAAAGCATTCGCCGTCAAATCTGGTGACCGTTGTTTTTCATCCAACTTTCATTCCTCCTAACGATAAAAGGCAACTGCATAAAGACCACCGCTTGTTTCCTTCATAGCAACTTCTTGCTGCAATCGGCGGCGCTCAGTGTATAGCGTTGATAAATCTCCCCGTTTCACTGTGCGGCTGCCAATCCGATATTCTTGCGCTCCGTTTTCGATTTTTTCAATTGCCGTATTAATTTGGGTCAATTGTTCATTGAGCGTCATTCCAACCATCTCCCTTCTACATTAAGCCATTCATCGGCTTCCGTCTCTGTTCTCGCTAAACGTGATGGTGTTTGGCTAGGCTCTAACTCTTCCAAATACCGCACATGCAAAAGATCACCGGCCAACGTTGCATATACCTCAGTATCTAAATAGTGATTGGCCGCTGCCGATGTTTTGGGCACCCAGGTTTCAATTTCACGTTTTCCTCTCCCTTTCGAATCGCGAATTCTATGTTCAGCTGTCAACTGCTCAGCATAATCTTTGTCGCACTCGGCATGAACCATAAAACATCCAGTACCAATTGGTCGGTTCAACCTAGCTGCAATAAGATTTTTATACTGGTCAGTATCGACAATATATAAAGTTTGGCCATGAAAATTAGCTCCCGGACTATCAATTGTTGTTTTTCGGTACCGCTGCAACATCTGACTCGAACTACCTTTTACCGGTACCGCCCAATCCTGATTCATTAGACAAAATTCATAAACTGTTTCCGTATCATACCCGGAGTCAATAGCACAAAGGTTAACTTGCCATTTTGCTTCACCGTTAGTATCCGGCCAACGCCGATTCATAATTTTCTCTAAGTCGGCCCAAGTTTCCACGACGCCGTGAGCAATATTTTGACTGGTCATCTTTGCGCCCCAGGCGCGAATTGTCCAATACATACGGTTTGCCTGAACATCGACGCCCCCAGTTAATAGCTGTGCATAGTCTGGTACCACACATTCTGGAAGCTCCGTTTTTTTAGATAGCACCATATCGCTATCTAAAGTAGCCGCCTTATCTTCCCACGGCTCACCCAGCCAACTATTTACGAAATTCATTAGGTCAGCAGGATCGTCTTTACTGCTCAAAAACTCAGCGGCTACCTTCCCAAAGGTCAACCAAGGAGAATATATAGAATTAATATGAAACCCTACTGAACGCGCACGCCCCTCGATTTTATTTTTTGGAACCCAGCGCCCAGCGCGAAGCATCGCAGGTTTATGCCTATCATCAATATGGCCATGACACGCTTCGCATTCGTAATACGCCGAATAATAGACTACCGTTATGTCATAGCTGCCATCCTCTTTTTTAGGCCATTTTATATTTTTAAAATCAAAAATCTGTTCATGTCCACAATGCGGACAAGGGACACGATATTCATACTTTATATCTGATTTTTCATAACCCTGATAGATTGACCCCGTTTTTAAAGTTGGCGTCGAAACCTTAACAATTTTGCTATTCCACCAGTTTTTTGTACGCTCTTGAACCAACTTGATTGGACTTGATTCCCGGCCCGCCCATTTAGGATACTTGTCTACTTCATCAAGCAGTACATACCTCGCTGACCAGCTGGCCAACGCTGCCGGAGACTGTGCCGACGCAAAAAGTAAAAAACCGCTCTGAAATTTCAAGAGCGTGTCTTTGCTATCGGTCGCATGAAATTTTTCAGCCAGCGTTGGACAATTACATAGCATTTTCTGCAGGCGAAGATCGGAAAAGTCTTTACAAAGTTCATCATCCGGCAATACATAAAGAATACGCCCAGGGTCCTGGTCAACAACATATCCGACCATGTTTAGTAATCCTTCGGTACCACCAATCTGCGTACATTTCAGCCAATTGATTTCTTGTATTTCATCATCACAAAAACAATCCATGATAAACCGCATGTAAGGAACATTATTCGTATCCCATTTGCCTGGACGACTTGTTTCTTCCGAAGACAACAAACGATATTTATCCGACCATCCGGATACCGTCAGTTTCTCAGGCGGTTTAAATACCTTCAGCGCATTTCTAATTGCTTGGTTTAATGTTTGTTTTACGCTTGCGTTTTCCGGTGTATGTTCCGTTTTCTGCAAGCTGAGTAAGTCCTTTCGCAACTTCTTCATCAACTAACCTCTTTGCGTCCAGGGCCAATTCTGGATACTGGGCGTTGAGTTCGGTTGCAATCCGATGCCCCATGAACAGCAGCCCTTGTTTTATTCTAGCAAAGACCTCGGCCAAAGCTTTTTCAATATCATCAACAGATACATATTGACCAACCTTTTCTAGTTTTTTCATTTCTTCCATCTCGGCTTTAGCTTCACGGTATCGAACATCGGCTTGAAGCTTTCGCGCTTCCGGACTCAGATCATTATTTTGCTTACCATATTTCCATTCAGTAAGTTTTTTTAAATCCCAATATCCCCTCGTTTCTTTTGGCGCTCCTTTTCTAGCCCAACCTGACAAAGTCTCACGTGAGATACCGAAAAAATCACATGTATGCTGAGTATTAAAAACAAAGGGATTATCTAGCTCAGTGGGTTTTTTTGTATTTTTATTCATCATTTTATGCACCACTTATTTGTCAGGTTGTCAACCAAAAAAAATCAATTTTTTAGAGAGACTTTTCGGGACTCGCTAGACCCGCAAGGCGGCCACCCCGCCGGAAGGACCCATAAACTTCCAGACCTGCCCTAAAGGACAGCCGCCGCGCTTGGGCTTAATCATGATAACCTTCTACCTTCCCATCACTCGGCATAGTTTCGTAGTCGTCTTTTACTTCCCTTTTATTCAACGCTTGCCTATACATAGAACGTATATCAACCAATTGCCACGCAATCCAGCCCAACGTTATGTATATCCCACTTAACTTATTCTCACTGCCGAAATAAAACAACATTAGGATATACACATAATCAAACCATTTCATAACTCGACCTCCAGTAAAACATAAAGGAACCGCCCTGTTCGGGCGGTGCTAATACGTGTAAATTATACGTAAAAATATATTGACACGTGTTTATAATACGTGTTATAATTATATCAGAAGGAGGGGAGCTGGTGAAAAGCTATTCATCAAAAGAAGTAATGCAAATACTACATAATGATGGTTGGTACATATCGGATGTTCGCGGTTCCCACCACCAACTGAAACATCCAACAAAACCCGGTAAAGTCTCGGTTCCACATCCTAAGAAAGACTTACCGGAGCGAACAACAAGAAGTATATTCAAACAGGCGGGGCTTGAAATATAGCCCCTCCCGAAAGGAGTAATATAAATGAGCAAAGACCGCTATGTTTATCCAGCAGTTTTCCACTATGCCGCCGATGGTATCTCGGTTGAATTTCCTGACTTGCCCGGTTGCTTAACTTGTGGCGATACCACCGAAGAAGCATTATCAATGGCAAAGGAGGCACTTGAATTACATCTGTACGGTATGGAAAGAGACACTGACGAAATCCCCTCGCCTTCCGACCTCATCAACATTCAGTTAGAAAGCAATGAACGAATTGTTTTCATCGAAGTATTTATGCCTCCTGTACGAGATGAACAAGAAAACAAAGCTATAAAGAAAACCCTTACCATTCCCAAGTGGTTAAATGATGAGGCCGAAAAGGAAAACGTTAACTTTTCTCAAATTCTACAATCTGGTCTAAAACAATACCTTGGAATTTACAATCATAAATCTCTACGCAAGCAGCCTTAACCGGCTGCTTTTCATTTTAACCCGGTTCATAAATTCCAAACCTCCAAGCCCTGTGTACTATATCCTTAATCTCTTCCAGCGTCTTTTCTTCGCGCTCTGCTATAATGCTGAATAATTCATCGTCTTCAATCTCTCCTAGATGATCTTCACCATGACACCCAGCAAACAGACAAGCAGGCCCGCACAGTTTCAAGCAATTCTCCTTTATGTCCGGCCCTCTTGCTCCTTTACCTTTGACATGTGCCACTTCTAAATTTAAAAAGCCATTAGGCCGCTGTCCGCATCGCTCACAGTGGTCTATGGCTTTAACTTTGTCCATGCCTTTTTTATCTACTACCCTAATAATCTTAGGTATCATTTAAACACCTTATTTCTCCAACCTTTAGGAACTGGCCTATGTATTAGCGGAGACTTTGGAACAGGATCATAACATTCCACTTGTCCAACACCATCCACGGCAACGCGCCTAGCTGTACAGGCTTCAATTTCATAGTATTTGCAGTCGGTTAATTTGCAGTTAACGATTGCCGCGATAATCACATCCTCTGCTTTCATAAAAAATGCCCCCTGACATCTCAGGAGGCATTAACTATATATTCATGCTACTATATTACCACGGAAAAACCGCGATTGAGTGCATCACTCATTAAAAACTTTAAAAACAGCTTCTTTTATACGCTAAAAGCCTGGTCAACGCAACTAACTCTTGCCACCATACGGTTATCGTTCTATCACCAAGCCACCACCGATCTATCATATTACTATTATTAAACTTAGCCATTTGCTCTGCATAACGTTGCTGTACATACCCTCGCCATACTTCATGACCATTTACCGTTCGATTCTTTTTCCTTGCTTCCCGGCGAACTTCAAGGAATGTCTTCTTCTTAGGCCCCAGCATGCTCTCCACCATTTCAATAGTAAGCAGCCATTTCTCAGTTTTGTCGAGTTCAGCTTGACTTATAACCTTTTGTAAAACAACATTACCTGTTGTTCCTGTCCGCACAAATACTTCCGGCATGGAACTTTCATCGCGAATGTAGTTAAGATCAATATAATACTGTTTTTTACGATCTTCATAGAACAATAACCATTCGGCAGCAGTTTCAAAGTCCTGGCCAATTTCCCGTAAAATATCATCTCTTTGTGCCACGATAACTCCCCCCCAAATCAAGCAACTTCTATAATCTTTTTCTCTAATCTATCTATGTCTACTTCACCAATCAGCACCGTCTTTATCCCCCGGCAATTGGCATATGCTATCTCAGCTATACAGCCTTCTGACATCCAATACTTGCCGAACACCCAAACCTCATCGGCACAATCCAGCAATGAGAAACATAATTGCATGGCCTGGAATTGGTCCCCGGTCGGATCTAAATATCCAAACGTGTGTAGCGGAGACAACGGCAATATATCCCCCCGGCTTGCTAGATACTCACATAATTCAGACGCCTTTTTGATGTTTCCTTTAACATCCCCCCGCAAAGGATGAGCTATATATACTTTTTTCTTGTTAACTCCTGCTGATCTATACAATACCTTTTCCCCTTCCGCCCAACTCCGGAGCTAAGCTGCTCCTTTTCTCTTTCTAACTGGCTTAGTTTGTTTCAGCTCAGGCTGCCTTTGTTCATACAAATCACATACTGGCGGACATACAAGCGTGTCCAACTTATCTTTAGGCTTTTTGCAGCCTTTTACATTATGCTGGCAATCGCACTTTTCCCCCATAATACACTCTTTCAATCTTCTCCCCCACCCTTCACCTTTAAAAATCGTCGTCATCATCCGGCAAACGGTCTTTGCCTTTTAAATTCAGGTATTTTGAAAAATCTAACGTCTGTCCAGTTTCTACCCCTTGGCTATGAAGTTCTACATATCCAGGAGCCGGTATTTCATTATCCTTTTTTAGCGACGCCTTTTTATCCATTTCTAATTGTCCCCGCCTTACCCCCATATTGGGGCATTTCTACCATAATCTGATTACCGCAAGCACAGCGAAACATTTCCTTGCCTTCTATCTGGCCGATCTGCTCCATATCAGGATTTACTACTTTACACTTAGCACAAGCAAATTCACCATCTATACTGATTACCCCATAAAATGTCTGATTGCCTATAACTAATGTTCCGGTTTGCTCGTTTGGGTACTGTACATATCTTGGCTGTTGGCTCTCAGGTTGTTGGTCTAGTTTATCCCCCCACCAGGACCTTTTCCTCATTAAGCGCACTTCCGCTGCTGCCAAAGCCGCTCGACTACTTTCAAATAATCGTACTGCTTAACCTCATATTCTGGCGGTATATTCTTCATTGCTAAAGATGCTGGGCCACTTCCAGCTATCCACTCTTCCATGCCAGACTTCCAATACTCCCGAGGTATTACATATATATGATTTAGGTTAAACGATACCAGGATAAATGATATTCCCCCATTCAGATGGCAATCATCTAAAAATGTGCCTTGGTGTGCTTTTACCTCTGACCAGCTTATCCGTTCTTTATTCGTATGCTTTGCATCAAATACTATTGCTCTCCCTTTATATGATCCCATAAAGTCTACCGCTGCTTTTTGATCTACTTTAGCAGATACGATTTTCCCGGCACCATTTCTCAGTGGAATCCATTCTGTTGGTACCTTATGTATTACTGCCTTATTTTGATTTCTATATCTTTGGTTTAACATTATTATTAATTCTTCAAAGGGCTTACCTCTATTGGCATATGTATTCATGGTTCATTCTCCCTTGTTGGTTTTAGCTATTGGGTCCCCCCCAAGTAGCTTTTGTTCAGAATATTTCGTTTAAAGTGTTTTCCTAGTAAAGACACCTATAGGGCAGCCTATTTAGCTGCCCCTGTTATCTCTCTAAGTTTCTTTAATGCCAGTTCCGTAGTATAAGGTAATCCTCTGTCCAGTGCTCGTATGTATTCATCAATCTTGCTGGTGATCCTGTACACAGTATTGGCCGCAATCATCCCAACGCCGACAGTGCCAATTAGTAAACCGATTATAAAGCTAATCATCCTCACGCCCCCATCATAGCCAATAGAGCGGCCTTGCATATCGCCTCTGGTGCTGTATTACCGTAAGCACGAAAATGGTCGTAGTCCTTTATGTATGAACCGTCTGTACAGTCAGGCTTTAACTTTGCAAAACAGCAATGCTGTGTAGGCTTTTCGAATCTCCAATCATCGAGAATATTTACATTATATCGAAAACCAAGTTCATACATTTTTTTAACAACTTCCCACGCCGCCGCAATATCTGTGCTGTGTCGTTGTATCTTTTGCTCATTGCCATTGCTATCAATATAACAGCCGATACATTCCATATATTCAAGCCTAAATATTTTTTCAGCCACTAAAGTATCAAGTTCTCTCCCCGGCTTCATTGCCAATATTTCATCCTTATCCATTCCTCACGCCCCCTTTATCACTACTGCCACCACTATACCCGCGCCGATCAGCGCAAGCCAACCGGGCGGAGTGCATAACAGGTGGTATATTATGTTAGTAAGTTTTTGTATTATAGGTCGCCTCCTGTTCTGTTGAAGCCTTAAGTTTTTCATCTATTTCCGTCAACGTATAACCATTACAAAGCCAATTCATATTTTCTTTACTGTCAAAACACAGCCAATACCACGATCCACCGTCATACCCTTTGTCTCGTTCAAGCCGGACTCCATATTTCTTTTCGATTGATTTTTTATTCATTGACAGTACCCCCAAGCGGTTCCGGCTCTATAATCGGCGTCCAATGTGTGTGATATCCAGTCCAATTACAATCAAGCGGAGAACCAACGTATGGCGGCTCACATATCGGAAATTTCCACCACAATACATCACCGTAATCCTCTCCCCATTCTTCAAGTGGTCTGGCTATTTCAGCCTCCCGCCCCAACTTCGCAAGCTGCAGTAGTTCACTGCTTTTCACTCCCTCTTGAAAAATTTCTATCCCATCATAATCTTTAGGCATTAAGCAACATTCCATTTTGTTTTTACGTCCATAGGAAACAGCATATTTCCCTTTGATTTCGCCAATAATTTTGTATTTTTTGCCCGCTTTAAAATGCAATTCGTTATCACAATACATATCAGTTTTAAAGATTACGTAATCCTGCATTCGCTTACCCCTCCCCGCATAAACCCAGCCTAGCCGGGTATACTATTACTGTTCGTACAGTTATGCAACTCCTCTTGAACAAGGTCGCTCGCGCAGTGGCCTTGTTCTTTTGTTATTGGGCTACTTTTATTTCCTCTGAATAACAAATGCAAGCTTCCCTCTTTTCGCTTACCCTAATCGCTACCCTTTTCCCATTCATCCAGGGAGGTACTTCATTTTGCAACTGATAACACACCATGGCCTTTACCCCTCTGTATGATTCACGGTCACAATATCTACATGTTCCGCATCGTGGTCTTGCTTGTTTCACCTACCCCACCCCCATCTAATCTACCGCCGCTTCTCTCAATTGCTTTGATGCCATTTTTAAACCGATCAGGTATCCGTATACCCTTGCTGGAATCACATCGCCAACAGAATTTATCCATTCCCAATAATCAGGGTCTAGTTCACCTATGAAATCATAACGGTGGTCTTGTAATCTCCAACCCCACTGTTCCCGATTTTCGCACTCCCTAGCTAGAGCAAATAAATCTTTCATTTGCTCATGGTCATAATCAGTTTCATTTTCTTTTAATCGGTTTAGCCACTCACGCAAGCCCTTTACCGCTTCCTCCGAATCAAAGTCTATTTTTTCATCGCTAAATGCGCTCATTTTGCTTTTGAAGTATCCAATGCCAATATCATTGAAAGTATGAACTCCGGCTTTCCACGTTAATCTAAATACCGCTTCACCTATATCACCTGAGATATACATTTTCGAGCCATCAAACACGTATCGGCAATAATATGTAATGCTATTTGGCCTTTTCCATTCAAGCACTTGCAATTCTCCATGCTGGGTTAATGTTGCAACGTGGTCTTTAAACCACTGCTCTCTGATTATTTTTTCTATCTCGCTTGCCATCCTCAACACTCCCCAATCATCATCTCTACGCTGCTGGTTTTATATTGCTAAATCTAAAATCAACCTTGCTTGCTGCTCTTTTTAGGCTGCTATATGTAGTGCTAAAAGCTTTTATAATTTCAGCTTGGTTAAGTCCCCCATCAACACATGCTTTTAGCCGGTCATGTGTTATATCCCCCAGCCTGGCCGGATCACATTTTTCAAAGGCTTTCCGCACTTTCATTCCCACGTCTATCCCCTCAGCAAAGTTCATTTTTCGTATTGTCACCGGGCTAATAACCGGCTCTTCTTTGATTAATTTCGGTACCGGCGTACCAGCTTTTCTAATTTTCCCTGACATAACTCTCCCCCCAGCTATTACCTCGGCCAATTAGCCAAACGGAATTTCTTCTTCCGGGAATGTTTGTCCACCAAAACCATGATTATCTTCTTGCTGCTTTTTTCGTTCCAAAAATTCCATATTCTGAGCAATTACCTCAGCCACCCGGCGCTTCTGACCATCATTAGCTTCATACGATCTGATCTGTAGCCGTCCCTCAATTAGTACCCGCTGCCCCTTGGTCAAGTTATTGCCACAAATCTCAGCAAGCTTCTCCCAGGCCACTATTGGTATAAAGTCAGCTTCCTGGTGTTGCCCTTTCCTTACTATGCGATTAACCGCCAAATTAAACGATGCTACAGCCTTACCGTTTTGGGTATATCTCACTTCCGGATCCTTGGCTAATCTCCCCACTAGTATCACTTCGTTC